TCAGCGAATCATGAAGCTGCGGGGGAATTGCGTCGGGAGCGGGTAGGGATAGCCGATGAGGCAATACTGGTCGAGGGCGAACAATACGATCGATTCGACACCCGCGCCGGCGGCCAGCGCAACCTCTTTTTGCCACGGCGTGCTCGGGTCGGAAATGCCGGCCAAATGGCTCGCCTGGCTGATGGGGAATCCCATTTGCATGGGCAATTGGATCGAGGAGTCAATCACCACCAAATTACGTTCCCCGGTGAAAGTAAAATTCTCGGTCTTGAAGCAATTGAGGGTAGCAGGGGTCCAACTCGCGCGGGGCAGGTTGATTGCCTCATTGAACGAGTAAGCGTTGGTATCGGGCGGATACAGAACTTCAAACTGTGTTCCGGGTTGACTTTGTGCGACGAATTGTTGGATGGTCTGAGTAAATGAGCCAATTAGTGCGGGCAAGAACTGCGCTTCATCCGGATAACTTGCCGGATCCGCCGTGTTGACCGTGATGATGGCCATAGGACGTCCGTACCGGGCCGAGAACTGCGATTGCGTGTAGGCATCATACAAAGGAAGTCCCGACCCGTCGGATGCGAAATACCACCATTGCACTTCGCCGAATTGCAAGTACGGAATTTGTCCGGAATTGACCATCAGTTGCGCCAGGTCTGCATAAGCTTGCTGCCAGAAAGCCAGGCTGGCCGGCGAGAAATTGGTTTGCAGCGAGGGAGTCGTGAGAATAGCCGGCGCGCCACTGGGATACCGCTGTGCGATACCGGCTGCAGCTGAGGGATCGCCGAACTGCAGTTCCATGCTGAAAGCTCCAGTCGCTTGAATGCCGTGGCCGTATAAGGCCTTGAAAAAGCTGGTCGTCCAATCGCGACAGGCGCGGTTGATTCGCGGCACGGCTGTCAGGTCGGTGCGCCATCCACAGTAGTCGCCGGAATCATTGACACCACCGGTGATGCCGTCTATGCCGCCGCTCAGTTGGCTGCCGCTGGCGGTCACGGTCATCGTGGAATTGGTTGAAACAGCAATCGTCACGCTGTTGCCATCCGTACCCATCGCGCGCGCTTGAATTGTCAGTATATTGCCGCTCGCCGTGGCCCAAACCGAGGTGTAACCGCTGTTCAGCATCAAAGCAAATGCCTGCGCGATAGTTTCCGTCGTGTCACCGGAAAGATGCAGGTGGCTGATGGTATTGAGGGATTGTCCGGAACCGGCCGTCCCGATCGATATCGTGGTTATCTTATTGGCTTCCGCCGTCCCGCCGAAGGTGATCGAACCGGTCGCGTACACTTGCCCAGGCCGCACGAGTTCGAAAAACCAGAGCGCGCCGACGTAGTGATTGGCCCTGCCGGTGAAGCCGAGCGTATTAATCAGCCATGCGGTCCGTTCCGGAGCCAGAGCGCTTGAGTGTTCCGTGTCCCAGTCGGTCGCCAGCGTCATTTTCGGATAATTCGCGAAAGTCGGAAGCTGCTGGCTGGGTACGGCTAATTCGATGAAGTCGAAATATAGATACGTTCCGGCTGTACCGGTATGTTGCACGGTGATAGTGTGATCTCCAGGTTGTACGGTTCCAACGGGCAGACGGATCAGCACATCCTCGGCGGAAAGGAGTAAGTTAACCGGCGATGAAACAACGCCATCGATTTCATAAGTCAACTGGGCGCAATCCGGGGCCATTCGCGTCCCAATATAAACATCGGAAACCCGTTCCGCAACGAATCGACAGGTACAAGCGGAAAGAGGCGTCGTAGTGTAATGAATGAATCCGCCTGAGAAGTTACCTTGAGAGGGCGTCCAATTGTTAGTGTAAGCGACAGAATTGTCGGTATCTTCAATTCGCCGCGACCCCGGCCCGGAAACCGAATAAGTCAGGTTTGTACCGGTCACTTGCCAGTCGCTCACGGTTACGCTAAAATCCCCCGATTGAAACTCAGCTGGCTGGAAGTCGGCGGCATAGGTCCAGCGCATTTTCCGGATGTTATTGGTCGGGATCGGGAGATCGTTCACATCACATAAGTTCGAAAAATCAAGCGAGTAGGACCAGGTGGTCGGGGACTGGCCACCGCTGAACTGCTGTGCGGCCGGCTGCCACTGTTCGGTGCCATCCAACCCGGATACGGTTCCATAAGCGCCCAACCAGTTCCCGTTGGCCCCCGCGTAAGCCGTCGCGGTCGATAGTATCGTCAGCGTAATTGCCGCTCCGTTTGCTACCGCGCTGGCGATTGTCGAAAAGGAGTTGATGATCAGCGCCAGTTGGCCGGCTGCTGTTTCAAGGGTGTCGCCGCTGGCGATGGTGTAGTTGTAGTGATTCTCGGCCCATTCAAGTTCGATTCGGTCGCCAACCGTGGTCGTGCCGGTGAGAGTAAATGTGGCGGAGGCCTGGACGTAACTGCCGGAAACGGGCCTGGCGCGGTGGGGGGAAAAAAGAGGCACATAGTAAACCTGCTCACCTGATCCGGGATTAGCCCAAATACGCAACGACGGCCAATCCACGGTCGGATAGAGCGTCGAGTCGGGTTGTATGCAATTTACACGCGTCTCTTGGTAATTCAGTACGACTCCGCTCAAATCGCCGTCGGGCAAATTGCGAAGTTGGGGATGCTCGAAAACGTTGTCCCGATTCCATTCCACCACCGCCCAATCAAATTGCTGTCGCCATGTACCGGAAACGGTAAAACCCGTGGGGCTGGTTTGGCTCAATGCCGCCGCCGCCGACGGCAGTTGAAAGTAGCACTGAAGGTCCCGGTCGGGGCGAAGTTTGCTAAGAGTTTCGCTCATTTCATCAAACCCGGATCACCACGGTCAGATCGCTACCCGGCGCTTGGTCACCTACGGTTTGAATACTGAGACCAATCTTCTGGCCAGCCCGGAGAGCGGAAAGCGTCGCGCCATCGACTGAATTGGACTGGGTCGATCCCGCCGCAATTGTCAGTGCACAGTAATTCTGCCCATTCACGGCAACTTCCATGGTAAGTGCCGTCGTACCGGCGGGCGCGGTATCAACGTAGGCGTAGACGTCGCGTACAGAATAAGTCGCACCCGGGTCCAGTGTGGGAACTGCGCCATCCTGGACCGCCAGATAGCCGGGCACCTGTAACATAATCTGTCCGCCGGTGAGCGTCCGCAGACCGCCATCAGCAAACGACGTATACGCGTTCGCAGCAATGGGACCATTTCCCTGCGAGTTAGTGAAATACAGTTCCGCACTGCAGATCCTGGCGTTTGCGAGAACGATAGACTGCGTCCAATTCCCGCTCGCCTGGCTGCCGAAGAACTCCTGCACAAACGGAAACGTCACCGTCATTTGAGTGAGCGGCAGCGCGACAGTCTGCGCCGCATGGGATGCGGCGGTGGTTGTATCAAGGTTGCGATCAATCACGAATCCAGTTCCGCTGGAGGCCGATGAATCGAGCCTGACGATCTCCTGATCAATCGCCATATATTGCGGAAAGGCGCATGTCGGAGTGGGAGACAAAGTCAGCATAGTGTCGGTTGCCGCAATCGCCGCCCCGAGAACCGGTGGCGCGCTGACGGAAGTTTCGTCATAGTAATACACCGTTAACGTGCCCAAAGAGATCGTACGTGTGTTCGTAAGGGTTTGAAAACCTACTCCGCATAATTCCACGCCGCCGCCCTCGGGCAGGACAGTCAGGCCAAAGACCGGTGCGGGGGGAACCCCGGTATCTACGGGATTGATGCCCGCCCCACCAATCTGCCATCGCGTCACGGTAGATAACTCGTACGGACACTCGACGTCGTAGACATTAGCCGAACGCCCATTAATGTGGATGGTCGTCCCCGGACAGTTCGGAATTTCAAATTGCACCTGATTGGTGTTGCTCGACGCGCCAGACTGGTAACCGTTCTGCGCAATCACAAACGTGCTGGTCGTATCAGGTACAACCGACCACGGCGATGCCGTCGTCAAGGTGGAACTGGTATTCGAGACAACGACCTGCTCTTGCTGCGCGCCTTTACCTGTTATGATGCGAACGGTCATGCCGGCGAATTCGTTCACCTGCATTTGGAGGCTGGAAGCTCCGACCGTATTGGCCGAGTAGATCGTGACTGGAGCCGGCGGTTGCAGTTCCGTCCGCCAGTAAAAGTTGGCGTGGTCGTAATTGGTGTCGGGCGGCAGGTAGTCGAGGTTGGACAGTCCAGCATCGACAAACGTTGCTGCCGGCGGTGCGTTAGTCGAGATTCTTACTAACTGGGCGGGGGACGGCCCCCGATACACGTTGAAGCTCGCGGCGTTGGGCGGCAGGCTGATATTCTGTAGCGTCACCAAATAAGTAGACGGACCGCTTCCAGTCACCGCCATGATCGAAAATGAGAGATTACTCTCGTTACCACTGCTGTCCACGGATGTGAGAGCGTAGTAGAATGCACTCTTCGAAGCAAGCGTGCCTCCGGTCGGCGAAACGACGGCTATCAAGCTGGCCATTGGCGCTCCAGGTACGCCAAGAGGAACCGAAGGCGGGCTGGCAAACTGCACTGCCGCGGTCAGAATAGCGGTCCCATCCTGGGCCTGGCTCGACGTCTCGGTCACACCGAACTGCAGATTCCCCTGCTGGTCAGCGGTCACGCCGATAATTGTCCGTGGGATGCCGATGGAGTAAGAAGGTTGGGGTGCAGAATTTACAGCGCTGCTCCCCGCACTATCCGAATACCAGGTATCGTCGTGCAGTTGGGCGCGAATTACTACCGTGCGAAAATTCTGTCCAGGAGATACCTTTACGACTCGAAACGGTGTACGGTTGAACCCCTGCGCTGAATGAGTGACAGCGATAAGGTCGCCCGGCTGAATACCGAGTGCGCGGACGCTGGTTTGAAATTCGATGTAAGTATTGCCGGCAACCGACTTATAGAGACACAATTGCACGATCCTGAGCGCTTGGTCGTAGTTGGGAACGCCCAGCACGTTCGGCGTGGCGCTAACCTGAAAACCGCACGCCTGCACATCGTCCGGATCAACCAAGGTCACGCTATCTTGCTGGTAGGAATTGAACGCATCCTGAAATTCCACCGTGAAGCGGTTAGGTGTGTCAGCCGCACCGCGCGAGGTGATCTGAAAGGTGGACGACTGGTCCGCGGCGCGCGCTATACCCGTGGTCCCGTTCGTTCCATCGCCGAATTCGTAAACCGGCCAACCTCCATTGAGCGTGGCTGTGGCATTACTGTTAGGGGGCTGTTGCGGCTGCTGCAGCGCAATGGTATTCTCCACATTCATTTGGAGTAGCCCGGCGGACGAGTAAGTGAGATAAAGACGCGACGTGTTTCGGATACACCGGATGACGTCTCCAGCGCTTCGCTGATACTGCAGAATCAGGTTACATTGAAAGCGAGGAATCGAAATAGGGTTCCCGTTGAGGTTGGTTGTTTGGATCTGTTCGTCGCAGTAGGCCGCCGCCTGAGCGAAACTCGAGAAATCGATTTCGCTCAGGCCCCATCCGCAGCGTCGGAGAATGTCGAGTATGACCCACACGGGGTTATTGATAAAGCTGAAACCTTGCGATGTTCCCTCGGCCGAAAAACTTTCAATTTGCAGGCCGTTTACCAGGACTTGTATCTGCGGAACGCTCTGACCGTCGTTGATGCTATTGGGGACCACGACCGAAAGGTAGGCCATACTGCCGTAAGGGTCGCCCAGGGGATTTCCGTGCGCATCGGCAAAGTCCAGATCAAACACGCCGTTCCGCGTTCCATAACTAATGACGTTGTACCATCCGGTGCCCGTCATGTTGGTTCCTGAACGTCCGATGGGGATTTCGATGTCGTTCACTAAAACAGTGGTTATGCTAGTTAGCTGGCCAGACCCCAGCAGTACCTCAAAGTGGGTCAAGTTGCCGTCATTTCTGCCGAATACGATGCCGGGGTAATACCAGCCAGTCCCGTAGATGATCGGCACGAAGTCGTTGTATTGAGCCTCGTTGTCTTGCACGACGGACTGTTGGGTCGTTTTGGACCCGTTAGGGCGAACCGTGATCACCGGAGGAACAAACTCCAAGCCTCCGAACCGGGCTGTCGTGTGACCCGATGAATCGGTAGAAAACATTCCAATCTGCTGGCATGTTGCCCTGCTGTAATCACAGGCAGTAAATGGCGCGCCATTATTCAGATTGCCGCAGCCGCCACTTACGTCTGGCGAGTAACCACAGTTATAGAATTGCGAGAAAGGCCCAGCCGTACCTCCGTTGAGCGCCTCCTGCCGCTGTGCGGCGGTCGTGGGGAATTGCCATGGGCAACGCTTCTGAATCTGCACTGGCGGCAACGAGATTCGCTGCAGAGACAAGCGGTTGATTGCGGACACACGAAAGGAAGATTCAGTAATCAGCTCGGGGGAGTCGAGAATACCCTGGAATATGGGTAAAATATCCGTGGTCGCAGTGCCCTGCGAGAAGCTATAGAAGACGAAACTCACCGAGAGTGTTGCGCCCTTGAACCCGGTCCTCCGCTGGATTTCCGATATCAGTCCGTCGGAGTTGGCCAGTTCGAAAGAGATCTTAGGGATCGTGTCTACGCCGCCGTCCGAAGAAACCTGCATTTGGAAGACGTTGGTCTTCATGACTCGGGACTGATATTCGGTCCCTTGCACGGTAACATGCGTGGTGCTCCAGTTGTATACCGTTCCGTCGCCGAACGCGCACGTGAATAGACACAGTGGCGTATCGAGGACACTCTGTTCTTTTACCTGGAAACTTGTCATTGATTATCTCCGCCTGGAACATTGCAACGGATATACATCACACAGGTGTTGCGGTTAGGGCCAGTGGCGATCCGCTCAGTGTCTGTCGCGTCGAAACGCGCATTGGAATAAACTCCACTCGACCCGCTGGTGGCAACATAGCTGGACGGCGTCACCTGTGCGTCCACCTGGGGACCGTAAAGTTCAACGGAAGCGCCCGTGGGAACGGTAATCCCATAATTGAGTGTGTTTGTGGCACCCGGGAAAACTGCAGTAACGTAAAAGCGCTGCCATACGGTGGTGACATCGGCCGTCATACTCTGCGACTGGTTGTTGGCGGAGATCGTCAGAGTAATAGACAGCGGCGCGTCCGCGCGAAGGTATACGCTAAAACACGTCTGAACCGAGCCCGGCATTTGACTCTGCTGCGCGATCGTCAGCGGGGCTTCCGCTTGATTATGAGCCCGTTGGGCAGCAGCTCCCCCGAAGGGATCGGCAATCGCCGGATCAAGAGTAAGTCCCGGAGCCGTCCATGCACTCTGGGTAAAATCTTCCGACCAGAGGAGGAGATTGGCTGTCGGATCGAGGAAGAGAAATGGATGAAGACTGCCTTGAGTAGTCGTAAAGAAGCTGGTATACGCCGCCGCTTCCTGGTCGGTCAAATCTTGTAACATAACCTTCCAACGAAGGTAAGCAGACGAAGTATCAGCCAGTGAGATGATCGTACCGTCTTCGATCGCCGACTGCACGCTCCGCTGCGAGACTTTCTTGCCCGTGGGATACTGTACAGACGCGCCTGTTGATAGTTGGGGAAATACAAGCATGTTAGTTGGGGTTCTCTCGAATCACCAGGGTTGCCGACACCCGGCCGGGTCCCTGAAATAATTCAGACAGGCTGCCGTTGACAAGGCTACAGTTGTTGTACTGAACGCCATCGAGCGGATCGATGAACGTGAATTGTCCCGCCTGCCCCTGAAGCTGTTCGAAGAATAGTTCCAGGTTCCTAAGCTCCTGCTCGTCGATCAAATGAAGCTGGATCGTCCACTCGCGCAGAGTCCCCGCTGTCGCGCACCGCTGTTCGCTCCCATCAAGAAAGGACACCGTCTCCACGTTTTGCTTGACCGTGCGGCAGACCGGGTATTGTGCCTCCTGGCCGCTTTTGAGAAGAGGGAATGTGACCATGTTATAAGTCCGCGATCACGTCGTTGACGGAGTGCATGTTCAGCATGGCTTGCCGTACGGCCGCGGCAATATCGTTGCTGTGATCCAAGAAAGATTGACTGTCCATGGCCTGAACTTGTACAAGAATGCTCTGACCCTGCGATGAGCCCGCGGAACTCGGATCCGGCACGGCAGACGAAATCCCGGACATGCCCGAGGCGCCGCCGCCACCCGCTACGCTGATGCTACTCGCGAGATTGGCGTTTGCCGAGGAACTTGGTGCCGTGGGTTGCGGAGTGAAGTTGGAATTGGTCAGACTCTCAACCTCCCCAACGATGTCCCGAGGCTGGCTTGCCGCCGTAACCTGAGAGCCATCCTCGACTGTCCTGGGCATTCCATTCGCGCCGTACGACAGGCTGCTGATCCCTGTCGCGAAACTGGATGATGACGATTGCAGCGCGCCGGAGGAGTCCGCCGAATACCCCGACAGGGAGTGCGCGGTCGATTCTGAGAGCGTACTCGACATCGCTCCCTCGAAATTGACAGAGGGAGGTTGTATGTACGGAGTGAGCGGCGGAGGCGAAGAACTGCCGCCCAGCCCAAACAGCTTACCGAAGACCGATGCCACGGGGAAAAGACTCAAAAAGCCACCTAAAATTCCGGAGCCAGTGGAGGATTTACTGGAGCCGCTTTGCGACTGTCCCGTCGGGCTTGTCACCACCTCGTCGGCCTTGGCAATCTGCTCCGCCGATTGCATCTCCGCCGTTAATTCCTGCGCGGGCGCGCCGAGGTCCCCGACGATAGCCGGACTGAAGGAACTTCCGCTCGTGTTGGTGTGGGAGCCACGCGTGATGGTCCAGGGATCACCCGCCGAACGGTCGGATGCGCCCATCTCTTCTAACCATTGATTGATGTCGCTGTAACTGCTCATGACGTTCCTTTGATAGCTCCGAATCGAGGATGCCGAAAGCCTCAAGCGCCCGGCATTGCAAATCTAGATAATTCACGTTACCGACGCGTTTCCACGCCCAGTATTCTTCCAGCAAGGCTCTGCTTTCTGCGCTAACGTATGACTGCGGACACGAGAAAGCGTGGATCAGGTTCCTGCTCCACACCGGGCGAGGCTCGTCCTCTTGAGCGGCGTTCACCCAGGAGCAGCGCCGCTTGATTTCCAGGCCGGCCTTTCTGCAACTGTCGCAATTCCACCCGGCCTGGTTGGAAAACTGGAAATGGAACGCGACGATTAGTTTTTTCTTTCTTCTTCACTAAGTCCGAGTTGAGAACGGACCACGGTGGCCGCTTCTCGTACTAACAGCTCAGGGCCTCGCTCCACCAGCTCTTCAGGAGTCGCATCCAATCCATCGATCGACAGCCCGGAGATACCGGCAATTCCCCAGACAACATACAAGGTCTCAATCTCCACCGACGCAATGGTAGCCTCTAGTTTGTCATCCAGTTTTTCGCCGGCGTTGTAGAACTCGACCCGTTGCACTAACTCGCGAATGCTCCGCAGTAATTCCAGCCGACGCGCAACCGAAACGCGCCGGACCGTCAGAACCACCCCTGGGGTCGAGGTGGATTGCACTGCAAATGTACTCTCATAGTTCATGCGAGCGCTACCACGAGTTCATCGTTGCTGGCACCTTGCGCCCGTGAACCGCTCACTTTCCACTGCACAAGCCGCTGTGAGTCGTCGAGTTCGGGTACCTTCGGCACCACGGCAGACATGTAAGCGCCAAATAGCTGGCCAGTCGACTGCCCGAGTTGAAGCATGATTTGAACCGGCGATTGCTGGCGGGCAGCCTGATATAGCTCCATGGTTGCCTGAGTATCCTGCTCGAAAAGTCGGAAGTCGAAATTGACCGTTCTGATTCCGGGAGATAAGAATTGCGGAACCTGGCTCCCGAATTCGCTGGCTCGCACTTCCATGTCGTTCTGAAGCCTAAGAGCTGCCTGAGTCACGGTCGCATAGCGATTGGGTTCGACGCCCATCCAGATCTGCCCTAGATTGCCCGGCACGATCGAGTAGTCGAGCGGCGTGTACGCAGGTTCGGCGGGAAACGCCGTGAGTTGTCCCATGCCGCTGGAGAAACTGGCGCTGTCGACCAGATCCTGCGCCATGCCCGCAAAGTGGAATTCCTGGTAGTCGCCGTTGGCTTCCAGTGAGAATTCATCAATGCCGGCTCCGCATAGGATTCGCTGCAAAGCCGTCGCCGGCGTCCAATAGTCGAACACACTGCAACTCGGCAGACTATCGCCAGGAAAAAATGTTGCTGTCGGAGTAAATGCGCCCCCGGCCTGCGGTACCGTGCTGAATGGCGCGTTGGTAGTGACTGTGACAGGATCCACGACATTCGTCACGAAGCGGATTTCACCGCCGCTGCTGACAGCCTGGTTGACCACCAAGCCGTGTGGGGCCGAGAACGCTACATTAGAACCCGAACTCGACGCCACCGTTCCACCGCTGGAGATAATCGGAGTGCCACCGAGCGCCGCCTGAAACAGGGGTCCATAAGCCGGCAGGCTCTGGCTGCTTGTCCAACTCGTGAGGTAAGTCGAAAGTGCGAACTCGGTTGACTTTCTCCCTCCGGGCGGGACACCGGGGAAAGTCCGTCCACCGGTCTTATCGCGGCGAGTAGTTTTTTCAAACTGCTGCCGTGCGGTCAGTTTGATCGCCGGAATGCGATTCGCGCCGGTAATCGTGGGTACTGTTCCATAACTGCTCTCGAGACCGCAGTACCATCGGTTGGCAGTTGAAAGTATGTATGACATTCTGCTCCCTTTTTACTTACTGACTTGAATTTCGAACTCAATCTGAGACGCTTTAGTGAACTGCTTCCCACCCAGGCGCATCGCTTGAAACTTGACCTCGTAAGCACCCGCATAGGTACCGATGCTGGTCCACCTCCCGCGTGAGTTGTAAAGCACTTCGCACGCTGCTTCTACATATGAATTCAGACTTGTTTCCAGATCAGCAGCGTTTGCGCCCGACACCCGGATCTCGATGACCAGCAACGCGGTGCCGGAAAAGACCCGAAACTTCTCCATCTGAGTGTTTCGTAAACGCGCGCAGTAGACTGAAGCTACCGGGTACTTGACACTCGCCGTTTTCTCGTAAACATCGAGAGGTGCACTCAGTGTGAGAATCGTCCCGATCGCGGGAAGACCGGGTTGGAGCGCCATTGCCGCTAACTGATCGTTAATTCCACCCATGCCGCTGAGAACCGAATAGGCTTGCGCCACAAGTAGGTTGCAAGTGTCGGTGACGCTCATCCTCGGAGTATCCTCCTCGGCACCGGATAAAGAATGTTGGCGTGTTGCCCGGAGCCTGGCTTGGGTCCCGTAACAAGCGTGTCAGGCGCCACAGTAGCGGAGGCCAGCGGTCCAAGCAGTTGCGTATTCTGCTGGTAGAGCACGTCCGGAGAAACACCCGCGAATAAGTTCCATCCGGCCGCATTCTCCGCTAATGTAGCGAGACTTACAGACGCTACATTGTTGGTGGGGATATCCGCCTCCACCGGCATGCTGGCCAGCCCTTGTTCTCCGCGTTGATTGACATAGCTGACCGCGACATACACGGTACCTCCGGCGTCCGTCGACGCCACCATAGCCACGTTCGGCGCAGAGGCCTGAGGAAGGGGATCGTGGACGGCGCCCAGACCAACGGTCCGGAGGTCGTCCAACGCCTTGGCTTCTTCATCCCCGTACATCTTCATCTTGGCTTGATACCGGTCATTCAGCCGGCTGTAGTATAAATCCTGGTAAATGGACCGCAGCGTTGCGAAGGTGAACCAGAGTTTCAATTGCGCCGTCACTGCAATATGTCGCAACGATGGAAGGCGCTCGCGAAACCCGACGCAGGCGGGCGCTGTTGACAATAACAGCGAATCGATACTGGTCCGTACGTCCGCGGCAACCATGTCAAGTTTTGCGGTCAAGTCGATTCCTTCTGTGGCGGAAACATCCAGCAGGTCCGAGTCCCGTACCGTCAAATCGGCGATTGTGGAGGGAGGACCATCCAGCAACATAGCCATGGCGATTCTCCTTACTGCTCTTTTCCGCTCCGCGCGGGAGTCTTCTGCGCCGCACTCGACGGGACCACGACCACCTGTACTTTATTCGCGGCAGCCGCGTGTTCGGCGGCCTCTTTCGCAGCCGTTTGCTGCTCTCGAAAGTTGCGGATCTCGTCGGCCGTAGCCAGCCGGGCCGCACCTTCCACCACCATCCTGGCGCCGATCGGCGTCGGAACTTCGGTAACTACCCCCGGCTTCCCTCCGTCCGGCGTAGCGAGGCTGACCACTACTGCGTGCGGCGACGTCATGCCGGCTTCGGTTTCACGCACTTTCTCGTAATAGGCTCTTAAGTCCATTTGGTTGATCCTTTGTTGAAATTCGCTGTGACGGATGATAAGTCCGTCACAGCAGCTTGACTTCGCTTGTTAGCTGTTGACCTGGACCGCAAAGCTGTTGCGCAGGATGCCGCAACCGTAGAGGACATCCACGGTGAATTGCTGCGCCAGCGTGTTCGGCTGGTAACTCATCGTCACGCGCATCCCGAAGTTGCCCAGCTCCGCATACTCGGCGATAGCGCCTGTACCCGGTAGGGGCTGAGGCAGCCGGCGAACAACCAAACCGATCGCGTCCTTCGCGAACGCCAGATTGTGCTGGTTCAACGGCGAGCTTCCCGTCGCGGAGATGAACTGCGAACGAAAGACAAAAAAGTCTTTGATCTTCCCAATCGTTCCGTCGACCAGCGCGCGCAACCCGGCGTCGCCGGCAGTCTGAAACTCGCTGAACCGGGGGATCTGGCGCAGGTTCGAGTAAGTTCCCGCATCCACCACCAGGTACTTCGGCTCCCGCGCCGGCACTTTCGCACCGAACAGCGCCGTTTCGGCAGCGTCTACCGTTGCCTCGGTAATGGACGAACCGGCGGTTCCCACCGGCGTATTGGCCGTGAAGCCCGCGTACAATCCCAGCAGATCGCTCTCAATCCTCTCCGCGAGCGCGACCACCGCCGGCCGCATGTACACATGCAGCAGGTCCGGCACTGCAAGCACTTTGGTGACGTCCGGAATCTGGAACGTCGCCTCGCAATGGGTGTTCAGAACGATCTGTGCATTGCCCAGGTTCGGATTCTGTGTTTGAACCGTTCCCCCTTCGGCAATGTTATTGGCCACAAGCGTTGGCGGAATCGGCACATTCACCGTATCGCCCGCCTGCGCAAGCGTGGGCTCATAATCGCGATTGACCAGATTACCCATGACCAGGTTTCCGACCAGGGCAGGTAGCGCGTCGGCCGCTACCAGTTTCACTATCGCATTTGCAACATTAGCTGACGTTATTGCTGGCATTTCTCTCCTTGTGTGTTACTCTCCGCGAGATCTTTCATAAGTTCTCACGGTTCACTTAGCTCCTCAAAGTCTGAGTCGCAACTCGTAAAATCTCTTGCCGGGCGCGTTCCATATCCTCTTTGGACATTCCGGGCCCGATCTTTTCCAGGTCGATGCCGCCGACACCCGGTGTCCGGTAGCTGTTGCTGGCGCCGCTCCCGCCCACAATCCGAGCGGGAAGAAACTCGGGGTTCTCCGCGACAAACTGCCGTAAGTAATCGGTCGCGCTACTCTCACCCTGTTCCGTGCGAGCCATCAGGCGCCCGTCTTCTCCTCGGAAGATATCGTTTTGCACCGTACGGTAAGCCAGGTCGATTTTAGAAACTCCGAGCTTCTGTAACTCCGCACGGATGCTGGTGCTTCTCTCGGCTTCGTCCGCCACCAGGCGGCTGCGCCGGTTCTCCTCCACCAGTTCGTTGACGCGCCGCTCGAGTTGTTCCCGGCGCTTCTTCTCTTCTTGCAATTCCGCCTTGTAGGCCGGCTCTCTCCGCGTGCCGTCCTGCCGCAGATACTCTTGGACGGCCTGCTGTACGATTGCCTGGACATCAATGACGTCCGAACCTGTCTTTTGTTCCATAAGTCTCCGAACTTTTGTATCGTTCACTTACCCGGCGCATCTTCGAGCGATGCGTCGATCTCCTCAGAGATCTTGTTCTTCAGTTCCTGGCGCGAATCATTGAGATACTTGAAGGCCAGTTTTTTGAACATCTGTTGTTTCAGAGTCGTGGATTCAATTCCCAGCGCCAGAAGACTCTTGGCGTTCTCTAGCTCCGAACTGAAATCTCCGATATCGAACTCATCCAGGCCCGAGACGTCCACCTGCAGGTCGTCCTTCCGGGCCAGCGCGACTGATTGCAGAACCTGACGCATTGCGCTTTTCACAATGTCACCGTACGCCAACAGAATTTCCTGTGTAATGCTGAAGTCCATCTGTTTGCTCAGTCCGGACTGTGGTAAGCCGCTGGAATCGCTTGACCCGGCCTGGGAGAGCAGGTAACATACCCGGTAAATCTCGTTCTTCAGCGTGTCCAGATTCTCAGCGGCCAACGTGTACACGCGCCCTTCGGGCTCTGCCCAACCAAATCGGTCGTTGGGTCCCATTTGGATGTAATACGACTCACCGACAACCTGCGACCACTGCTTGTCCGAGTAAATCACCGGCATTGCGAACAGGCCCATGGTCAGGGCCCATGCCAGGGCGTTTGACTTATTGAAGTGCTCCAATTGCAGCAGAGCGGCTTTGTTCATCAACCACAGGCCGTCCGTGGTTCTGATCTCAAATATCGGTACGCGGTGCTGTAGCGCAAGCCCGTGGGGGCCGGCATCGATCAGAGCGATGTCGCTCGGGGACTCGGGTGCTCCATGCCGCCGGAATACCTCGTAGTGCTCCCGGTCATAGTAGGTCCAGATGGTCTCGTGGACCAGGTCGGGTCCCGGCGATGGCTGATGAATGGACTCCGTCCTGAGAACCACCCATTCGAATTCCCCCTCGGGCGTCTTCGCCCAATTAGTCACTTGCTCCGGTAGATAGCGTGTTAAGTAGGCGCGTGACATCCCCGACGCGTCTTCTTCCCCACGGTTACTGACTGGTCCGATGATTCGGGGAAAGTCGACCACCATATACGATTTCCCATAAACCAGCGTGTCGGTAAACTGCTGGCGGAAGAAATCGGATAATGTGGTCCCTTTACGGTCACAGTCCACAAGAAACTGATCGAAGAACTGCTTGCCGTAAATACCGTCGCCGGTGAATTGGACAACCGGCTCTCTTCTCAAGAGAGTCGCTGCGAACCAGTCGATAATCGAGCCAATGTAGTTTTCATAGAACACGCGGCTCAGGCGCTCATAGTAAATTTCCACCGGTTCCTTGTGCCGCTGGATGAGATATTCTGCCGCTCTCTTCCTGAGTTGTTCACCTCCGGCATATAGGTCGCTGTAACGCCGCCACATTTCCCGCTTTTCGGCAAATGCCGGATGGTCGTTTTCAATCGCATGTTTTCGCACGTAAGTCCCTCAAATAAGCCGCCTGCTCTGCTCTCCGATGTACTGTTGCGGCCTGAACTCTTCCCAGACCAAATATCCAAGCGCGTCCGAAAGGTGGGTTCTCTTGGAGTCCTTGCTTTTGTCGATTTCGCGCGAGTTCTCCTGGTACGTCACTTGCTCAAAATCGAGGATCAACCCCTTGCACTTCGCCGAAACAAAAGAGGTTTCTCCCGCAGCGGTTTTAAACTTCGAGTTCACCGTCAGAACCCGATCCGTCACGGGCGGATTTGTCCGTGTGGTTCGCAGTTTCAGGCGGGGGCCGAAAAAGGGCCCGAGTTTCGATTGCACCACGCTGTAGTCGCTGCCTCCTGTCGTCTTCCTGCTATATCCCGAGACATCCCCGAAAACCGTTACACCGGCCTGGTGGCGCCCGTAACGTCGCAGGAACTCGTCGCAGGCATCCTGAGTCAACGCGTCCGAAAGCACGATTTCATCGATTACCCAAAGGTCGTCCCGCTCACGCTGAGCCACCACCGAACACAGCGGATCCACGTTGAAATCGAGAGACCAAAGAAGCGGCAGCCGTGGATCGTTTGCCCGTTCCTTCACGTTTGTCTCCCGGGTAAACGACCGGTAGACCGTTCTCCCTCGGGCATTGACATAAGTTCCCATGGCCTCTTGTAAGTAAAAGCTCTCTTCATAACTCGTCCGCAACCTTTCGTAGTAATCCGGCACGACATCGAGGACGTACCGGTTTTCGAAAGGCGTTGCGAGGACGACTTCGTAACCGCGTCTCGGGTGATCGATAAAACGCTCGTAAACCCAGTCGTACCCTTGCGGCGTCCACACGGCAAAACCGCAAAGCTGCCTTGCTTTCGGATCACGCAGTCTGGCTTCCAGACGCGTCCAGGCCTCTTCATGCGAATAAGTCAGTTCATCCAGCCCAAACCACGCAAGGTTTGTGCCGCGTAATCGGTCAAATTCCTCCATCGACCGCAGGATAATCTTGGACTTGACGTCAGCCAGAACGATCGTATTCTCGGACTTAGTAAAGTCGAAAGGAACATCGTTGCTTTTCAACGCTTCGAGCAAACTCGTTTGCGTCGTGTCGCGAAGCATTGTGTAGGTCGGTGCTCCGATAAGTCCGACTCTTCCTGGATTGATGTAACTGAGCCTGATAGCCTCCTGACACAAGGCTTGGCTTTTCCCAGAACCAACCGGTCCCGAGAAGCCTTTGAAACGCGCTGTCGATTCGTGAAACTTCCGTTGCGAAGGCAGAGGACAGTAACTTATGTTTTGCTTGCAGATGGATCCGGATTGGACTCGACCCAT